GCGCGACAGAAGCGTAAGTCGGGGTCGCCGGGTCTGCCCAGACGGTTTCCAACCGATTCATCTCTGCGGGGACATCGCCGTCCATAACCTTAGTAGCGATCCGCATTACCTGTTCCCAGGAGCCGCCGAACATCCGGGACTTCCGCTCGCACTTCTTTACCAACCGAGACTCAGCCGACTTGATTGCCTCGGCAGAAGCCGGGTTGTCGGACGAGAACGAAAGGTACTGCGGGGGAAGACCGGTGTACGAAGCGACGTGCTTAGCGAGCTGGTCAAGAACCTCGGTGAAGTTCCGAAGATCCGCTGCCGAGAACTGGAAAGCCTTTCCGGCTTCGTTCTCTAGCGTCAAGATCCGGGCTAGGTAAGCGTCCATCACTTCGGCACGAGAGCCGGAGCCGGTGATGTCTTCCGCTTCGACTCCGAAAAGGACTCGTTGCGGTACGGCCATTAGTTCGGCCGCTGCTTGGAGGTTCATCATCGTCCGGCCGGCCGCGTCGGTGAACGACCGGATCTCCGGAGTGATCTCTGACCGACCGTCCGGATCGGACAGTCGAGCTCGGTTGATCAGGGGGACGACCGGGACGACGCCCAGGTTGTGCACGACCGGATCGCCGTCGAGCTGCCAGGTCGTACCGAGCTGCTTTAGAAAAGTAGTCACGTTCGGCTGGTACAGCGTCGCCCGGCGGGTCTCGTCGGCCGCGTCTACCTCGTAGACGCGGAGAGCGTGTGTGACCTTCCGAGTCCGGGGGTCTACCTCGGCGTACATGTTCGTCGGGGCTTCCGCCCGGATGATCGGGATACCGGGAATGTCGTCTTCGCCGGGAGCCGCGATCGTCACGTACGCGTGCGAATAGATCAGAGCGTCCAGGTGAGCCATAGACGATTCCTCGTCCAGGCCGTTTACCTGCCACCACTCGGTGAGCCGTTCGATTTCCTTGGACGATCCGGCGAGCCGGAACGACTGGATATCAAGCCGCTCTTCGATCGAGTCGACGTACATCCTCGGCCAGCCGATGGCGGCTGTAAGACAACGCATCTCCGGCGGAGTGGAGATCCCGATCGACTTCAGTCGGTACGAAGCTTCGTAATACTCGGTGGACTGACGAAGCTGTAGTGCAGCGGACGACATTCTGTTAGACAGGGTGTCGACGATTACTGCTAGTTCTTCAGCCACGATGCACTGCCGCCTTTCGTGAGCGCATCTTCTTACTCATAAGCACGTCCTGTCTCGCGCCAAACGCGAGAACGGCGCACACGGCAGCATCGATCTTGCGGGAGCTGTCCTTGCTTGCCTTGCGAATGGAGATTGCGTCGTAAATAGTCGGGTGTCTATGCGCGTTCAGAACGTGCTGCCGTAAGACGGCAGCGCCGTTGTGCGTCAATTCTTGTTCGTAAACAGCGTCTAGGAACTTCTCGCAGTCGAGAGCGAACCGCTTCTGATTACCCCGCATGTCAAATGCGATAGGGTGAGTAGGCGAGGCGTTGACGACCATCTTCTTCTTGTATTTCCGAGACCACTGGTCGACGTAGGATTCGAACTCTTTCACGTCCGCACGCATAGCAACGACGTCGAACCGGGCGAACGCCCAGTCGACCATGCCGTCAACGTCTGCCTTCGGGATCTCGTCGTCGAAGTTAGCCGGGTTCCACACACGGAGCGGGAATAATCCACCGTCGGATACTCGGCAAGCGACAAGAGCGGTGTAGTCGGATGACTTGCTCCCGTCGAACCCGAGCGTGATCCGGTCTCCCGGTTCGAGAGTTACGTCTTGCTGGCAGGCGTCCCATTCGTGGGGCGCGATCCAGGAGTCTTCCGCCGCGTTAATCTGGTTCAAGAACTTCCGGCGCGACTCTGAGATCGGCCGGCGGATATCCAGGACCGAAGCGACGATCGTCGGGATGTCCAGCCACACGGAGTCGCCTCTGGCGACTCCGAGTCCTTCGTGAAGCCTCTTAACCCCTAGTTCGTATCCCTCGGGGTCTTCCTTCGGTGAAGGTATCTCAGAGATAGGAGTGCCGGCCGGCGCTTCGAGAGCGTCGTACAGCAATCCGGTATCGATAGCATTGCCAGCCTGGACGTGCTGCCAGGCTTCGTACTCGCGCTCCGCGTCCGAGTCCTGTCCAGGGACGTGAGCGTTACAGATCGACAGTGATCGACAGTTGCCGTAAGCGGCCTTGTCGACGTTACCGGCGATGACTTCGGCCATTGTATGGCCGTCGTTAGTCTCGATCCACCATTGCGTCTCGTTCTTGATAACGAAAGTCGGGCGCTTCCCCTCTAGAGCGAGGGGGGACGAGGTAACGCCTTCGATCATCCCGCCGTTGCGGGTATAGATGATCGTCTTGTTAAGGTCCAGCCCGGCATCGGCTTTCAATTTCGCCGATGCCATTGCCGGGAACAGCGTGAACGTAGTCCGCGTCTGGTCTTGCGACACAGCCGCGATCTGGACCCAGGCGGCGTGCCTTAATTTACCTACCGGCTGGCCGTCTTCCCAGTGCGAGAACTGAACAGGCCCGCAGAGCTCGGCCAAGGCCATAGCAGCGGCGAGCGGGTCTTTTCCCCAGCCCTTCATTCTGCGGAGCAGACCGGAACGGTAGACGAATCGACCGTCTTCTCCGATTGCGTACCACCAGGCGAGGAATCGAAACTGTTCTTGGGTGGGGACGAACGGCGTACCTGCATTCGGACCGCCAGGAAGAAGCAGGTTGCCGTACATCCAGTTGAACAGATTAGGAGAGGCGGATTGATCCCCAGACCCTCCATACAGGAGGGTCGTCTCCGGGAGGTACCATTCTCCGTCTGTAGTCCGTTGCCATGTCGGTCCAACAATATGCGGAGGCGAGGGTAAAAGATCCACTCGTTATCCTCCTAGTTGGTCCAACAATGTCCTCTGGGCTATTGTTACGTCGGCTGCGTAAGGCATTACTAGTGCTGCATTAAAAGACTCGATGCAACTGTCAGGGTCGTCGTCGAACGTGGTAACCCTGCCGTTGTAGTTAGTCGCGTGCTGAACTTCGTACTCGGCGGCGGTAGTGACCAGCCCGCCGAATCGTTCTCCCGAGACGAGAGTGCGGAGACCGAGTGCCTGCATTTCGAGCAGGCACCGACCGACTCCTACGCCGTACCGGTACTGGGCCAGGACATCCCAGGACTGGGCCTGGTCGAGTGTCTGTGACTTAAACCGGTTGTACTGGTTGTACGAAATAACGTCGAGCCGCCAGCCGGCGCGCTTGAACGCGCGGGAGATCTCTTGGAACTGTCCGGCCTTCGGGGACTGGACGTTCCCGAAGTACACAGCGTTCTTGCCGGTGTAGTGATCTGCCGTTACGTGGGCGCGGACCTTCTCGGTGTCGATCGTCATCGGGACGAACATCGACTCGATACCGAGAGCAGCCATGCGGGTATGAAACGACCGGTAAGCGGTAACGAAGACGACTCGGTCAAACCGAGCTCGCAGGTAGTCGTTCTTACCGGTGATCCATCCAGTAGCGTTCTGCCGGGGGTACTCGTGGAGATACTGAACTACCAGCCCCCCACGGACGTCTTGTCCGTGAAGGGACGGGCAGGTGGAAACAACCGCGTCTGGGAAGAACGATTCCCAGATCGGTAGCTGGTGTTCGACGATCTCTGCTGAATACGTGGCCGCGCCGTTGTTACGGCCGTGGCGGACGAACTTCTCTCGCCACCACTCGGTGTTGTGATCGAATACGTACACTAGGCTGGTCCTAGATCTTCTCCACATCGTGGACAGATCTTCCGACCGTTCACGATCACAATGTTGACCCGGCACTTCTGGTTATCGTGCATCGGATTCCTTTAAGTAATGCTGCCCGCCCGTCAAGGGTCTATATTTGGGCAGCTAAGCTCGCTCGGAAGGATTCGAACCTTCAACCGTCGGCTTAACAGGCCGATACTCTGCCGTTGAGTTACAAGCGAACGAGATCTAGGCAGCGCCTAGATCCGCAGAACACACCGAACACGTCTTGCGGCCGTCGACAACCCAGTAGTGATCGCAAGAGTGCATCGGTGATCCTTTAGTCGTGACAGTAAGGGAGGTGATCCATCATGTCGAACATCGTCTCGAACGGGTGGTGACACCTCGGGCACTGAATCGGGGTCGGCTTTCTGATACCCCGTGCCATTAGACGTGGATATTCTCGCCGACGAAAATCCAGTCGGCGTCTTCGATGATGTCCTTGTTAGTCGCTACCAGCATGTCGACCGAAGTAGCGTTAGTGACCGCTAGGTGCGACAGCGTGTCGCCCGGCTTGACGGTGTACTCACCGCTGCCGCCCGGAGTGAACTTCGCGCCCGGTGGGATAACCGGGACTACCGGCGTGAGCGTCTGGGTGTTCTCGACCTTCACAGCCTCTACCGGCTGAGGAACAACCGCCTTCGGTGCAGGCTTAGGAGCTGGCTTGGGCGCCGGCTTCGGGGCTGCCTTTACGACCGGTGCTGACACCGTGCCGATCTTTCCGGCCCAGCAACCCTTAGAGGCGTTCCACGGGGTGTAGCCGGCCTTGGAGAACAAGACGTTAGCGATCTCGGTCTGTTGTGCGGGCGTAGCGAACTTCGCCCGAGACGCGTACTTCAGGCCGCCGTTAGCGGCCCAAGTCGAATCGAGGAACTGGTACAAGCCGGAAGCAGTCGAGCTCGGGTTCTGGGCGGTGGGATTACCGCCTGATTCACACGCGATGATCGGTCCCCAGTTAGCCTCGGCTGCGGAAGCAGACGGGGCGGCAAAGGCCATAATCGGGAGAGCTGCAAGACTGCCTACGAGCGCGTTACGGCCCGAGTGGCGGTGTACTGGTCTGCGGTGCCGGCCCTTGCCCCGGCTGAGAAGATTCTTGTTGGACATTAGTTGATCCTCCTATGGGTACGGACTTCGTTACCGTCACGGAGACAGTGACGCCCGTCTGTACCCTGAGAGGAGCAGACGTAGCCGGCCCCTTTGGTGGGGTTGTGTTGACCGGAGTCAACGGGGTAGTCGCTGTTGTCGACAGCGACTTGGCGGAAGCAGTCTTTTTGACTGCCGTACTGGGTAACGAACTCGCAGTAGGAGGAGCCGTTATTTCGTATACGCCTGCTGGCGTAGTCGTGTGGTAGTTAAGCCCGAGGAAAGACCCGGCGGTGAAGGCGATAGTCACAGCGACTACAGCCGCGATCCAACACCAGGCGTGTCGGTGGGGCGTCTTCCGCAGGTGCCTAGGAGATCGGTCGTCTTCGTCCATTTCGAATGGACGGAGATTCATTAAGGTGTAGTCTTCCAAGATCATCCCCCTCGAGAATTGCTTCGCAGTGCTAACTAAGAAAGCGGACCGGACAGGGAGTCCGGGTCCGGAGAGGAGGACAGACCTATTGGACTCAACCCCGTAGGGCGATAGCTAATCACCTGCCCGGTCCGGGCAAGGCACCAACGTAGGCTCTAAGCCTACGGTGGTGACAGTCTTAGTCGGCCGGACCCATATCTTGTAAACAGGTCAGGCAGATCTTTCGGCCTTTACGAACTATATGGGCGAATCCGTGTGGGCATTTCGCAGGCACACCAGTCTCGGATGTCGAGTCGTCGTCCACAGGAGCATCTTGTGGTTTCATTCACGCTGGACCCCGCGTTCGAATCGAAGATTCGAACACTAATGAGGCCCCGTTCATGCGGGGCCTCGATCGG